TGAAGAGGAACTCATGGCACCTCCAGCATCACCTTTTGATAACTATATGTACTCAAGATTAGGAGCCGAGAGTTTCATGTATAATCCAAATGCTACCAGGAGATACTCTAGGTTTCTAGATTGATGTGGTTCTTTGTTTCCTGCCCAGGACAAATGTGAGCCTGGGCCCAACATTCAAAGCGGTGGTTCCCTACCAAAGTAACACAAGTGGGAATTTTTGAATATCAGAGCTACAGGTCTCAGCACCTATAGTCAAATGTCTAATCTCCGTGTGGCTGACGGGATCTAAATGTATAATATCAGCCAATTACCACAGGTATGACCCAGGTTAATAGCCTGGGTTTTCTTATGTTGAAGGGAGGGTTCAAATGAAAACAAAAGTTAATGACATTGAGGCTCGGTTTATAACCTTAGATGCCCAAAGATCCTCGGTTTTACGGAGGGGTAGAGCTAATGCAAAACTCACAATACCAAGTGTTCTCCCTGAAGAAGGCCACAATGAATATAGTACCTTGGAAACACCATATCAATCTTTAGGTGCCAGAGGTGTCAACAATCTGACGAACCAAATGATCAGGAGTTTATTACCAACATCAAACTTCTTCAAACTTGAGGTATCTGATGCTGCTGTGGCAGCTGGAGAGTTCTCAGAAGGAGAGGTAGCTCAGGATATATCAGTTGTTGAAAGCACAATAATGCAATCCATAGATAACCAAAGTTATAGAAATGCAGCTTACCAGGCCCTGAGGGACGTTATAATAACTGGTAATGCTCTTATGCAACACACTAAGAATGGCCCTAAGACATATAGGCTTGATAAATTTGTTGTACAGAGGGATATGGAAGGTTCATTACTTGAGATAATCACAAGGGAAGGTATAGCCTATGAGAATTTAACTGAAGATATTAGAGCAGCTTTAGTTAGATATAATACAAAAGATAAATCCAGAGCAGACTATGAAGATTCTACAGAAGACTTGAATCTTTACACAAGAGCTGTTAGAACTACAAAGGGATGGGAGGTAACTCAAGAGATAGATGGGCACCAATTGAGTCCTAAAGAATTTTCTGAGGAAAACTTTCCATATCTTGTGTTACGATGGTCTAACATATCTGGAGAACACTATGGTAGAGGCTTTGTGGAGCAATACTATGGTGACTTACATACACTTGAGATTATTAGTAAAGCTTTACGAGTTGGGGCTATTCAGGCAACCAGAGTAATCTGGACAGTTGACCCTAGTTCTATTATATCACCTAAAGATATCAAGAATGCTTTTAATGGTGATATTATCAGTGGTAGAGCAGATGCTGTTAATGTAGTACAAATGAATAAATATGCAGATTACCAATGGGTACTAACGTTTAAACAGCAGCTTGAATCATCATTATCAAGAGATTTCTTACTTATGGAGTCAGTCACTAGAGATGCCGAAAGGGTTACTGCAGAAGAAATCCGTACAATGACACAGCAACTTGAGACTTCCTTAGGTGGAGTCTATACGTTGCTAGCAGAGGACTTCCAGAAACCATTAGTAAGTTATATTCTTTATGATTTAATTGAACAAGGGAAGATCGATAAGTTACTTAAGACAGGATTAAAGAACCTAGATATTAAGATTGTTACTGGATTTGAAGGCCTAGGAAGAGGTCAAGATTACCAGAGATTAGCAACATTCTTAAATCTTGTTCAGGCAAATCCTGATTTATTTAATTACGTTAATATCTCTGAGTTACTAACGAGAATCTCGGTATCATTAGGTATTGACAAAGGTGTACTAAAGACTAAACAACAGTTAGCTCAAGAGCAACAACAGGCTCAAGAGCAACAGATGATGATGGAAATGCTAAAGACGGGAGCTGCAGTAGCTCCTAAAGGAAACCAACAAGGAGGTAATGCAAATGGCAGCTAAGAAAACTACAGAAACTAAGAAACAAACGTTAACTAAAGGTGTTGAAGAGAAAGTTGTTACTGCAAGTGAATCACCTAAAGAAAAAGAGATTATAGAAGAAATGGCACAAAAAGATGGTACTACAGTGAAGAAAATAAATGACAAAATTACACTAAAGATCATCAGGCACTGAAATGATTAAGGAGGGATATAATGGATAATTTTCAACCAATGCCAGGTTCCATAGCAGTCAAAGATGGGCAAGTTGTTGGTGGTGATTCTGAAGTAGCTACACCAACAGGAACCAATGGTAACACTCAAGAATCTACAGAGCAACAGACCCAAGGTAACCCTGAGCCAACTAAAGAGACTCAAGAGACTACTGATGAAACTCAGAAGTTACTAGCAGGTAAATATAAATCCGAAGAAGAACTAGATAAAGGACTTAAGAATCTCTTAGAGACTTTTGATTCTAAAGAAGAGGCTTATAAGGCTATAGAAAAAGCTAAGGGTATGGAGCAATTGAAGTCTAATGTTGACTCCAAAGAACCCAAGAGTGAAGCTGAAGAAAAGGCTCAAGAACTCTTTGGTCAAAAAGATCTTGAGATTTATTATGATGAGTTCTTACAAGATGGTAAACTTTCAGATAAATCTAGAGAAGCACTTAAGAAAAAAGGTGTTGACCCAGAGACAGCTGAAGCAGCCATAGCTGGTATCAAAGCTCAAAAAGATGCTTATATAAACAAAGTATTTGAAGTAGCTGGTGGTGAACAAGAGTATAAAGATCTTGCTAAATGGATCTCTGAAAGTGGAGATCAGGAGTTACTTCAGACATTTGAAGTAGGAATCATAGATCTAGGCCAGAAGGCACCAAAGTTAGCTGAATTAATTATTAAAGGTGCTAAGGCTATGAAAGAGTCAGCATCACCAGAGTTAATCTCAGGATCAATGGCATCTGGAGAAACTGATGTCTATAAATCCAGAGATGAATTTGAGAAAGCTGTTGCTGGCTATATGAAATCAAAAGATCCTAAAGAGGAAAAGAAAGTCTGGGAGAAAGCTATAAGAAGTGGCTACGTAAAATATTAATATTCTCCAAGTATCCTCATAGTTTCTCCAGGTTTCTTTAGAAACTTGGGGAGCCCTGAGTTCCTATGTCTGCGGATATAGTTAACTTGGGATACCTCAACAAGGTACTAAAGACAGTGAGAACAAGTAATGGATATTGTTGGAGCTAAACTAAGATATGAAAGGAGTGAAAAAGAATGGCTTATGTATTCGATAGACAAGGGTCACCTACAGGTCTGGATGCTGATGCCTTAGAATTATTTAAGGTTAAATTTGCAACAGAAGTAGAGACCTCATTTAAAGCTCAAACTATTATGGATCAATTTACTGATAAAGTAACAATCCAAAATGGTAAAGGCTATGAGTTCCCTATACTAGGTGACATGCATGCTATAAGGCATAGCCCAGGTACTACTTTAGCAGGCCAAACAGGTACTAGAGATAAAAGAACAATTTACCTTGATAAGAGACTTGTTGTACCAAAATGGATCCCTCAAATTGACATTTTGATGGATCACACAAACCAAAGATCTAAATATGCAAGTTCTATGGCATATGCACTAGCAACTCAGTATGATATTGACCTTATGAGAGAGGTTATTAAAGGTGCTAGAGCTCCTGCTACTTGGGGAGACCTAGGAACAAATGTTGATGGTGTTGTAGGTGGATCTCAGATTGTTGATGATGCATTTATTGTTAATGCAACAGCAGGTTCTGCTAATGGTGTAGATCAGGCTAAAGAATTAGCTGCAGGTATCTTTGCAGCAGCTGCTGAGTTTGATAAAAAGAATATACCAAAAAATGGCAGAAACTTAATGTTGAGACCAGATGAATACTATGTTCTCTTCCAAAACCTTGACTTGATCAATCAATGGTATGGTGGTAGAGGTAGTATTGCTGAAGGTAATATACTTAAGATTGCAGGTTTCAATATAATTGAGAACAACTTGTTACCATCTGATAATACTGATGGTGCTGTTGATAACGAAGGAGATCTTGATCCTCATGGTGTAGATGCTTCGCAGACTGTTGCTATAGCATTTACCAATGAATCCTTAGGTACTGTAGAACTTCAAGGTATCTTCTTCTCTGAAGATTTCCATACCGAGAACATTTCGTATCTAATGTATGCAACATATATCGTTGGTCATGGTTATTTGAGACCAGAGGCATGTCTTGAGTTAAAACTTGATACATTAACTCTAGCAGACAAACAATGATAACAACCTGAATTCTAGCCTAGTGTGGCCTCAGTGATCCTGAGGTTACCTAGGCTATTTATTAAAAACAAAGGAGGTTAATTATGACAAAACTCAATGCAGTAAATAGAATGCTTGATTTACTAGGGGCTCCACCTGAGGATTCTTTAGTATCAAGTGATTTATCTTTAGAAGGCTCAAGGGCACTTACTAGACTCGATGATGAAGTTTCGTATTTCCAAAGTCAAGGATGGTACTTTAATACATTCACGAGGACTTTAAAGCAAGATATTGATGGATACATTTATTTACCTAATAATACACTTAGGGTTGATACCATAGATCCTACTGATAAAAACATCCATAAAAAGGGCAACAGACTCTATGATTTCGAAAATAATACTTATGCTATAAACAGGGATATTAAAGTTGAGATTATACTTGAGCTAGACTTTGAAGATATGCCTTATGAAGCTCAAGAATACATAGTTGCTAAAGCATCTAAAGAGTTCCAGATGGATCTACAGGGATCTGAGATGCTCTATAGGGCACTACAGGCTCAAGAGGCTGAAGCATATGTCAGGTTCAAGAAACAAGATAGTGATGTTGGAGACTATAATATGCTTGAGAATCCTGAGTTACAAGACTTACTCTGGAGGGGTTACTGATGCCTATATTTGATACTGGTATGATACCTTTGAATGGTGGTGTAGATGAGAGACCTGATGAATACAAGCCTGCCAATACAGTATCTTTGTCTCATAACTTTATTGCTACTCCAGATGGAACATATAGGAGGCCTCCGTGGTCTATAGGTGCTATAGCTGATGATGTTATCCTGAATGTTTGTTCTGACTTAATAACAGATCAGTCACTATATATTGGAATCTTAGATGACAACATTTATTCTGTTAATTACCAAGGTAATGACAGTTTGCTATATATAGCTCAAATTGGGTATAACTCTTATAACTATTTAGTTACAGCAGTTCTTAATATTTTTAATGATAACCCAGGAGCTTATAGTGTACTGGCATCATCTTATGAAAGCATTGGGGTGTATTCAATACCTAAAGAACTCTCCATTAAGCAGTTAGATGACAATGATATACTTATTTATACTAAAGGAAATAGTTTAACTCTAGGTGGTGTCCCAGATCCATCTACAGTAAGTGGCTTATTTTACTTTGATACACTGAACTTGAACAGCACATACTCAATTACCATGGAAAAATTCAATGATACATCTGGATTATCAACTAGAGAAATCAATGCTACATGTTCTACAGATACAGTTGAAGAAACAGTTGGAACTACTACAGTACTAAAAGAAAAAGTCAGTGTTTCACTAATAGTCAATGATACAGTAAATGACGTAGATAATGGTTCAACTTCTCAATCATATGAGTATTATACAGATAAATTTTCAATGGGAAAACTAATTGAAATAATATATGGTAGAGTTGGTGATTTTGTTAGTAATTCACACCTAGTGAATGGAAAAATAGTAATTGTAGACTCCAATCTCAGGAGTATTACTGTTGATGCAGATAATGGTGGAGGGCATGCCTATGTTGACATAGTGCCTTCTCTTGGAACACTTCCTGTATCTCTAGGAGATTATGATGGCTCAACTCCTATATTTGGTATAGGAGACCCAGAGTCTACATCTTATTATGTATCATGGTCATTCAAATATAGCAGGTGGATTGAAACTAAGAAGACTGCAACACCTATAGAAGAGACCGTTGGAACTACCACTACTCGAACATGGGAACCACACCCTTGGGAAATATTTGCTGATGGCTGGTACATATTTAATATGGAAGATAAACTTATATCAACTTTGGAATTTGCACCCAGATATGTTGGTGATAAAGATACAGCTCCACCACCATCATTTGCCAGCTTTACATCACCGAATGCAA